TTAGATAAAATTCGTTAAAATGTGGGTGGTCTATCTCATCCCAAGTTAAGTTTGTCGGTTTATTAAACATTCTAACCTTTCCTTCTTGTGAACAAAAAATACCACTTTCTCTATTAGTAGAGTTCCCGTAGCCTGAGTTCCCGTAGCCTGAGTTCCTGTTGCCTGAGTTCCTGTTGCCTGAGTTCCCGTAGCCTGAGTTCCCGTCGCCTGAGTTCCCGTCGCCTGAGTTCCCGTAGCCTGAGTTCCCGTCGCCTGAGTTCCAGTTGCCTGAGTTCCAGTTGCCTGAGTTCCAGTTGCCTGAGTTCCTGTTGCCTGAGTTCCCGTAGCCTGAGTTCCCGTCGCCTGAGTTCCCGTCGCCTGAGTTCCAGTCGCCTGAGTTCCAGTTGCCTGAGTTCCAGTTGCCTGAGTTCCAGTTGCCTGAGTTCCTGTTGCCTGAGTTGTTTTTACCAGTATTTTCTATACCAGTATTATTGTTTTTTTTCATATAGTTATTTAGTTAGTTTTTTAAATTCTTTTAAAAAAATATCCTTATAAATAATCTTCTATAATTTTTTCTGCTATTTCTATCATTTCCTTTCTCACTGCTTGTTCAAATTCAATAAAGGCACTTTCAATTACAAAACCATCTTCTATACTATCACCATATTCTTGTTGTAATTTATCTATTATTTCTTTCTTAGTCATAGGTTTTGATTAATTCTTATTAGATAATGACTTATTATAAATCATTTTTTTAACACATCTCCTAACAATCTGTTCAATTCTTTGTCTTGAAACATCATACTTATCACCAATTGCTTGTAAAGTCATCCGTGTATCATCAAAACCATAAAAAGCGTTCATAATATTCTTTTCTTTAGTGTTTAAATAATCATCAGCCAAGCAAGTGTAAGCTCTTTTTAATCTAGTAAATGCTTTTCTCTTTTTAGCTTCTAATTGCTTTAAAATGTTTTTACTAACGATAACATCCTTTCTTGCTTGGCGATAATGTTGAAAATAGTTTTGTATCTCACCTAAATACTTTTCTTTTCTCTTTTTTTGTTTGTATCTTTTTATACTCTCATAATGACTAATCATAAGTTTATATTAATTCTGTTCTGCTAAACTCATTTTACCCTTTTTTGCACTAAATTCATCACCTTCAAATGGTTCTTCTTTCTCTGCTAGTGCTTTTTGTTCTGAAACCTTTTGATTTATCCAATCTTTTACCCATTGTTCAACTTCTTGTTGGGCTTCTTGTGGACTGGCACATCCCTCTACATAAAACTCTACACTTTCATATTGCATATCAGGAAAAAAGCGTTTGGGGTTTATTTTTCTTGTAAAATTATAAGTTTTCATATTGTTTATTTTAAGAATGAAGTTTGAGTAGAGAATGGTTGCCACTTATAGTAATATAAATTGTGGCTTTGACTTTTATAAACATCAAACACTCTCACATGAAACTTTTCTGCTCGGCTGTATAAATCTTGATGAGGAATAATCATAGTATCTCTTTTATGTTTGATGATTAAATCTCTTTTTGCATTAAAACAATAGGTGATATATTTATCTCTTACTGCTACCATACCTTGCCATAAAGTTCTTACTTTTACTTCTATTCCTGTTTTTCTTGGTTTATTATCGCCTGTTGCTTTATTGTCTTGGTCAATATCGTATTGTTCTATCATATAATTAATCTTCCCATAAAGTAGTGCCACATTCAGCACAAACAATTTCACCTAAATCATTATCATCTGGACCATTAGGCACATGTATTTCTAAGACCTTTACTTCTTTGTTGCAAACATCACAAAACCATTTTTGTTCTCCTTCTTTTTGTTTTTGTTGCACTATACTATCAAACACAAAGTTTGAAGTATCTATGATGTATTCTTGTGGCTTCATATATTTATTGTTAGTTAATTAGCAATAGTAATTTTAACATCAGCTAGTCCTTGCCCCAGCGGGGCGATTTGTTTAAACGCATAACTAGATAAATCAATCACTCGTTCTGGATGTTCAATGTAGTCATTTACTCTACACACAACTGACTTGTTATCTTTTATGTTTTCAACTTTTAACATTGTTCCTCGTTTAAAAAATCTACTAGCACAGGTTGAGTTTAGTTTACTATATCCTAGATTATTTGTCAAGTCATAATCATACCAACTTGCTACACCATATTGCTCTAAGGTTAGCTTAACTTCTGGCTTTTCCACAACTACTATTTGGGGCTCTATTTTAGCGAATTGGTTAATAATTATCAGCATAAATAAGCTAAAAACTAGGAATGACATCATCATGATATTTTCATTGTTATAGTTTTTCATATTATTTATAACTAATGCTCTTACTTCTTAAATACTTTTCTAATGGGTTGCTATTTGGCACAATCTCACTCACACAATCATCACAAAACCATGCCTTCTGGTCGCAATCTGCTACAAACAATTGCTTACCCTGACTTCTATATTTTTTACAACTAAAACATTTTCTGACTTTTACCATATTTAAAAATCTAATAATTAAAGAATAAAGATAGCCACCACAATCTTTACACTATTTAACAATCTAAATTGTCAAACATTTATTTTTATATCTTGGGATTGATAAGTGTTATCAGCTTACGCCTGCTGTTAGTTTCTTTTGCTGTTCATATTGCTTTGTGGCTTAGCTCGTGGCAATTTTACGGGGGTGGCTTGTCATAACTATCTACCCTTAACATTGACGCACTAATGTAAGACGCATACTCACAATATATTGATGGCAAAATACGCTAATTGAGAAACATGTGGCTTCTCATCTCTGCCCATTTTCACATTGTGCTTTTGCGACAATGGCTTGTCTTGAAAATGGACAGAGTCAAAAGCTAATTTAAAACTCTTCAATGCTACTAATGTTATAATCATTTCCCCATTCTTCCTCATCCTTATAATCACCATCAAAAAACTTTTCCTCTGCCTCTTTTTCACTCTCTGCACCAACCTTTGCTATACCATAGCCATCAAAATAGTATTTAATATAATAAGTTTTCATATTATCACCTCACTTTCTAGTTTGGTTTGGCTTGGCTTATCCCAATTTAATTTAATTTGGCTTGGCTTATCTCGGTCATTTTTACTAACCATATTTAAATTGGACTGGCTTTGCTTACCCATATTTTTAAAAATTATTTAGATGTAAAGGCAAATTGGCTTTTTTATTGGCTTGATTTAATAAGCTCGCCACGCTTAACCATTATTTAAATGTTATCTACCTTTTAAAAGTTAAATATAAATTGCAAAAAGTCATTTTGACTTGTTGGCTTTGCTTTAATTTATAAATAACTACTTTAAAATAGTAAATAATAAATTGACAATCAATACCACTGGCAATTAATAATTAATTATTCTAACATAAAATCGTTTGGCAATTGATAAATCAAGGTGTTATCAATTGGCATACTAAAGATATTATCATTTTGTTTTACAAAAGCACCAATTTTAATATTCATCATGTTAAAAATATGCTCTCTAGTTGCACCAATGACAATCTGATTGTCCTTGTCATACTTGAATGCAAAATTGGTGCTCTCATTCTTGGTGTAATATAGTTTTTTTGTTTTTTTGCTATAAATGAACATTGAATAGCTACCAAAAAAACCCTCTAACGCCTTAATTATATTGCTTGTCTTTTCAAGTTTTTCAGTAAATAACATTGTATCGCTTTTGTCTAGTTGGTTGCTTTTGATGGTGTTAAAACCCAGTTGCCTTGTCCTAACGCCATTTTGTATCCATGTCCCATTATTTTTTATCCAGTTGTCGTTATAATCATTGTCATCATAATCATCATCATCATAATCATCATACCTGTTTAAACTATTAGTTAAAATACCATTATGGATTACAATGTATTTATTTTTCTCAATCGGTTGCGTATTTTTATGGCTAAACCCTGATGTTGAAGCCCTGAAATGGACAATTAACTGGTCGCTGTTATTCAATGATAGCATTTTGCTATAAATTTGATTAATAAATGATGGTTGATGCTTATATACTTTTTTGACTTCATATTTATCACCATTATTTATATACAAATACCCAGCACCATCATTATTTATTGCATAACTATTTTTCAATGTTTGAATGATAGCTTGCTTATTTTGTTGTAAAAACTGGTTGGCATTCTCGCCAGTTTTTTTGATATAATATATCTCGCACATAAATTTATTTTATTAAGATTGATTAATTGGTGGTTGTAAAATTATCTCGGCTTTTTTTGTCCTGATTAATTTATACAATAAATGCAAATTGTCAATTGATGTCAAAATGAAGTATTTTTTGAATTTTGTGTCTTGGTGCCTAGATAATAACCTGATGTAAATCTCATCTTTTTTGTAAAAGTCCTCAAGCGACCCCTCCAAGCGACAATTTTTGAAAATACTCCTGACATTCAATAGCATGAAGTCATTTAAACTGGATGTATTTATTTTTAAATAAATTGTTCCTGATTGGTTTTTTACATCAGCAAGATTTTTATTAATCCAGTTGTAAAAATAATTTAACGCCCTTGTCTTTTCTTTTACTTCACCATCTTTTACTAGATTATAATAATCTAGTAAAGTATTTTGCATAAAATCAATTATATCTTGCAAGCCCTGTATCGTTGTTATATACGGGAATAAGCGTATCTCTAAACCCTTGCCATCTAATAGCGATTGATAGTTAAGCCATTGATAACGGCTCTTTGAATAAATATCGCTTAACTCCTCAATCTCATATCTTTGGCTGTAACTATTATCAAATCGCCTAAAGAATTTTTGCAAAGTAAATGTTTTATAATATCTTTTAAAAAAGAATTTATAAAAATCTGTACCAGAAAATATGTTATATAATCGGTTATTGTGTCCAGCATTTTTTAAACTGAAATGTAAATGTGTTCCACAGGATGAATTTGTGTAGCATAATTTACCATCAGCTTGCAAGGTTTTTAAACTCTCAATGCAATCATTCTCATTGCTTGCACTTCTTAAGATTGGTGTAATTAATTCTTTTAAATAGCCATCATTCATACTTGATAAACTTGCATCATTTTTTAACTCCCAATAGCGTACATAATAGGGCAATTCTCTTATAAACTCGCCCTCAATCTCTACACCCAAATTAAAAATCTTATAAAATAAATCTTTATTGGCTTTTCTCATATTGTTTTGCCTTTTGCCAGTGGTTTGATTGTCAATTTACTATCTACTACCAAGCAATCATTTTTTTATCATTTTACTATCGTGTTATTATGCAATACTATGATTGCATGTCCATACTCATCAGCATTTTAAAATGTTTGCTTTACTCATGGTTTTTTAATCATTCATGATTGCCAGTTTAAATTAAACTAGCAAGCTCAACGATTAAACTTTTAAATTTATCGGTTTTAAATTAAATGTCTTTTTTAATAATAAATTGATATTTTTGCATTGATGCCAATTGTTAGCACCAATATGACATGAACATGCAATTTTTAAATTTTTTGTAATTGGTGTTATACCATCCAATTTTATTTTTGGATAATCATTACATAAGATCGTATAACTCATATTTTTATATTAATAATTAATTACCAATAAATAATACAAAAAAGAAAAACACCATCCAAAACAAAACAAACATGGTGACATCGGTGTGTCGTTGCCAAATTTTATTTTGTCTGAATGGTGTTTGTGGCTTTTTCATATTGTGGATAACTTTATACTCTACCTTTATATTATCATATAAAAAATTATCTGTCAAGCACTATGTACCATTATTTTGCGACACCAAACCATTATAAAACCATTATATTATTATAATACAATAAGGTATCATTTTATAACATAAAACACTATAATAAGCAAGTTATATTATAGTTATGTTATAATGTTGTACTGGTATATAGTTTATAGCACCATGCAAGCAAGTAGGTAGCATGTATTATTGGTCAGTTGGTGTGTGATGGTGTGTGTCCTCACCTTACCCTCACCCATACCACACCACACAAAACACAAAAAGTCAAAAAAGGTTAGGCGTAGTTAGTTTGGAGAGAGCGGGAAAGTTATGTATCACCCTCTCATATCAAAAAAAATTCCTAATCTTTTCTTTTTTTTAGCTAACATTAGCAAAACTGTCTTGGGGGTGCATAAGATAATACTTCCCGTGTTCTGGGAGTAAGTTAGAGTTATATGAGGTTTACTTGTTTTATGATGGTTCTTGCTACGATTAGAGAATATTTCTTGGGGTGTGCAGGCATATCATAACGCTATGCCAACGCAATATTCCTTTTCGTGACGGTTATCTTGCCCTATCAACGGCAAGAAGCATTGGGTAAAGAGAATAATAGTTTTTGGGGCTGAACTTATGGTTCATGCAAGACCACAGTTCTAACCCCCGAAACTACCATTCTCTCTGATTACAGCCCCTATCCCCAGTCACTAGGTAAATAAAGGCGTGAATTTTGAATTGACCAGAATTCCAAACTGGCGTAGCAGTGACCTAGTGCTATGTCTGCACTGTCGGGCATTTGTTACTGTACCATCATAATTGTTAAACCCTTTGTACCACACTAATGAATTTATAGTAAGTTGTTCATTAGTTGTCTATAACTGGTATGTAACCATCATAGAACAATTTTTAGTCGCTGTCAAATTTCTTGTTTACAACTTGTTTATAACTGTGGATAAGTCCTCTTGTAAGTTCTTGATACTTGTGGTATATTAAAGATGCTAATTATGTCTATAACTTAAATTAGCTTGGGGAATGCAACACGAAACCTTGATACTGTCAGGGTTTTTGTGTTTTATACTTGACTTTTTCAATAATACATGGTAGGATGTTAATATCATCCTACTGGATGATAATTGTCTCCTTTCTAGTTTTAGCTTATACCATTGTGCATAAGTTAAGTCAAAACCCCCTTTTGTGGCTTTTAGGGGGTTTTTGATTTGACAAAGTTTTAAATTTGTGTAATACTATGGTTGCAGAGAGTGAAGGACCACAAGTCCCCATTTTAGTCACTCTCTTTTTTTTATGACGACAAGAAACAAAATTTCAGGATTTCTTAAATCTCCTAAATATAAGGAAATTCTTGAGTTCATTCGCAATAATCGGCAGAAGATGACCAAGAAGGCAATGTATTATGAGATTAAAAAGATTGATAAAAATGTGCCGACTATCCATTCGTTCTTTAAATTTTTACAGAATATTGAGAATGATGCTAAGCAAGAAGTACAGCTAATGCATTCTATCTCTCATGAACTGGCTAAGACCGATTTAGAGTTGGTGCGTTATGGTATTAAGCAAGCTATGGCTTTGGGTAACATGGTGTTAGCTCAAACCTTAGAAGATGTACAGAAAATGGTAGAAAAAGGTGAAAAGATACCCCACGCTTTGAAAAAGGATATTATGACTTGGTATAAGCAAGGTGGCGATTTAATGTTCCAAGACCAAACTTTGAAATTGAAAAAGGTTGATACCGCTTTAAATGTGGAACGGCTTTCCATGCTAACTAGAGCCGCCCGCAGTGGTAACTTATCAGAAGATGATGTTGCCCCAGTAGAAGGGGAGTTTGAACAAACTAACGAAGAAAATGATGGAGAAAGCGAAACCGTACAGTAAAGTTAATCGCAAAATGTTTGAAGGGTTATCGGAAGAAGAAAAGGAATGGGTGCGTAACTTACAGTATCATGAGAAAATGGGTAGAATTGACCCAGTGTATTTTGCTGAAGTTCATTTAGGTTTAACCTTACATCAAGGACAAAAGAACTATTTAAGATTTTCTGACCCGCTGTATATCAGAAGTCATCCTGCTGAAGTAGCTGAATGGAATGCTACTCACAAATGCCAAGTAAAGTCAGGACATAAGAACATTTTGAATCCTGCTAATCGTTGGGGTAAGACCGTAGCTATTGCTATTAAGCATTTACGCTATTGTTATTATAAGCTACCGATACAAGAAGTTCCGTCAGTATGGGAAGGTATGCGTTATCAGACCTTGGATATCTCACCACATTCTACCCAGATAGATGCTTGCTTTAATTATATTCTTGATATTTTACATTCACGGTTACCAATTTTCCCTTATGATGAGAACGGTATTCCTGATTCTAAACAACGCAAAGTTAATAATCGTTGTCGGATTGATTTTTATGTGTCACACAATTCACAGAAGCATCAGATAACCTTTAAAGGTAATGCCTCTTTTTATGGGGCATCTACTGGTGAAGACCAAGGTTCGTCATTAGCTGGTAAACCATTCGGTTATATCAGTTATGATGAATGTGTGCAGTCACATCATTTACGGGAAGAGTTATATGGGCGTATTTTTTCTCGGACTATGGACTGGAATGCACCTGTTGATTTGATTTCTACGGCTGATGACCAAGCTAAGTCCCAGCAATACTTCTATCATTTGGTAAGAAATTCTGATAAGAATGAAAATGATTGGTTTATTATTCATGGTGGACTGGATGATAATGTGTTTATTCCTGAAGAGATTAGGAATGAAGCTAAACAAAAGTTATTACGAGAAGACCCATTGCGTTATCGTCAGGTGGTATTAGGAGAATTTATTCCTTCTAATACTAAAGCGTTTGATGTGGATACGATTGAAAATGTTTGGACTAATACTATTCCTGAACCAATGAGAAAAGATTTGCCTAATCCAATTGTGGAAGGACATAGTTATGTCGGGAGTGTGGACTGGGGTTTTTCTGATACTGGTGACCCAACCATATTTGCTTTTTTTGATATCACAACATACCCGTATAAGTTGGTTTATCACTTAGAGATTCAAGGTGGTAACCCAACTGCGTGCTTGGGTATTTTGTACGGCTTATGGTTTCATTTTGGCAGAGCTAAGATTGTAATGGATACTAATGCTATGGGTGGAACTATAATTAAAAAAATGATTAAGGATATGAGCAAAGAAATGTTTGCTGATATCTACGATTTTACTTCTCACGGTGGTGAAAAGGAAGATGCTATTTTCAGATTAAAATTATTATTATCTGATAAGCGTCAACCAGTACTGGAAGGAACTAAGATTGTAGAAAAAAATCCTAATTACGGCGGGCTTCGCAGTTACTATTTAGCCAAAATGGAAGACCAATTAGCATCTTATGAATTGGAAGACAAGAAATTAGAACAAGATTATGTGGTGGTGCTATTCCAATTTGCTTGGTATATGGCAAAACGCAACAAGCAACTTGGTTCTAAAACTTATTCAATAACTAGACATAACATTAAAGCGTATGAGTTTAATCAACAACCAGACAACTGAAGAACAAACTATTAAGTCGGAAGATTTAAGGAAGTTTGTTATTAGAAAAAAAACCGAGTTGGAGAATGACAAGAACATTCGCCAAAGCGGTGTAGTTGGCAAGACAGGTAAAAACCTCAAGTATGCTGGCTATGATACCTTGCGTGATTTTTTTGATGGTGACCAATGGAGTTATGTACCTGAAGAGGGTGGCTCTATGCGGGTATATAACTATATCTTTACCACCGTCATTAATTACACTGCGTTTATGACTAATGAGCCAGTGGAATTTGATGTACCACCTGCTGAAATTACTGACCCGATTGAAGTGGAAAGAGCCGAACGCAAAGAGGAAATCTTATCGGGTATTTTAACTGATAATAAATTTTCTTTACAGTTTGAGAATGCAGTGATGGGTGGCAGTATGTTGGGTGATTCATTTATGGTTGGTCCATTCTGGGATGCTAAACGCAAACGCATTAAGTTTTCTTATGTGAGAAAACCAGAAAACATTAGACCTATCTTTGATTCAGATGACTACTTAACCATTGTTGGTTATATTCATGATTATTACATGCCTAAGGAAGAAGTGATGTTCTTATATGGTGAGAAGATAACTGCTAAAGGAATTTCTTTACCTGAAACACCAGTTGGTTCTAATAACAATCCTAGGTATGGTGAAAACACTTCCCAGAACATGGTGCATTTAATGCAGTATTGGGATGATACTTATACAGCTATTTATGTAAATGAACAAGAAATTTATTTTGAACAACATAACTGGGGTTTTGTACCGATAGTTCATGTACCTAATATCCCACATCCAACTCGTTGGTGGGGGATTTCTGATGTGGAACACATCCTTGATACCCAGATGGAATACAATGAAAAGAACTCTGACATATCAGATATTATTAAAGGTGATGCTTATCCTACTATTTTTGGTAAGAATCTTTCTCCTGCCCAAGTTCAAGGTGGAGTTATGAGTTTAATTGATGTGGGTGATGATGCTGAAATTATTCCTGACCCAAGAAGAGGTAAACCAAGTTCTTTGGAACAAGTGGTATCTGACAGACAACAAGATGTTTATCGTTTGTCAGGACTTAATGAAATCGTTTATGGTGGGGCTGGGGTTAGACAAGCAACTGGTCGGGCTTTGTCAGTGATTATGCAATCGGTTAATAATCGTATTAAAGGCAGACAAGAACGCTGGCGAATTGCTTTACAAGAGTTATGTAAAAATATTTTTATCTTATTAGAAAGATATGTACCAAACAGCAAAGAAGTAATTGGTGATACTTATACGGTTGATATATTTTTCCCATCATCACTGCTTAGAAATGTTACTGATGAAATTAATAAGTTTTCCAGAAAACTACAATCTCGTTATACTACTATGAAAAACCTTGGTGTACCTTCACCTAAGGATGAAGAAGCATTGATGCAAAAAGAATTAGTAACCGATTCACAGTTGCAAGCTCAAGTTCAAGCTCAAGCTCAAATGATATTAAATCAAGTTATGACGCAAATGCAAGGACAACAAGGAACACCTAATCAAGATGCAACTTTAAATGAGGGTGAAAATCAAGGTGAGAATCCTGCGGCTGTGGCTGGAGTATCAGAACAATCACCATCATCTCCAGAAGGTGCGGTAGCTCAAGAAGGTTTTAGGAAAACTGGAACTCCGATTATTAATCAATAAAATATATGGCAGTAGAAATTACCAAACAGAGAGTATTCAATATAGGGAATTTTATTAATTCTCAAGTTGAGTCGTTTTCCAAAAATCGTGAAAGAATCCGCAGTGCTCAAGAAGCTGAATTTCAAAGACGAGTTTTAGATAATGGCTTATCCAATTCTGACCAAAAAGAATATTATAGCAATCTATTAAAAGAGGAAAATAAGAAAAGTGTTCCTGATAGAAACTATATTAGTGCTTTAAAAGACAGGATGTCTGTACTTGATTCTTTAATTGAAGGTGAGAATTTTGCTAAAGCATATCGGGCTTCTTTTGAAAGATTAAAAACCGCTCAAGGTAGTATTGATGAACATATTGCCTTTTTAGAAAATCAAGCTGATAATGTTAAGGGTCAAGAATTAAAAACTAAAATTGATGATTTATTAAGTACTGCTAGACAAGACAAATACTCTATTCAGAATAATGTTTTATTAAATAAAATTACTTTTGCTAAGAATGATAAACGCCCAGAAATATTACAGAAGACCATAGATAATGTGCAACAACGCTATAATCAAGCTATTGCTGGTGGTGATGAAGAAACTGCTTCTTTATGGGAATTACATTTGCAAAGTTTAAATTCTCAATTAAGAATGGTTGATATTGAAAACAAGGTTAATGAATTTGAAATTAAAGGTATGAATGGTAAGTTTGATGCTGTTTCTACTTTGGATTTCTTTACCAACATGTATAATAACGGTAATGGTAATACACCTATTACTGTTAATGGTCAAACTTTTAAGAGTGAGCGAGATTTCTGGGAAGGTAAGATTAGTAATTATTTAAATAATAATTTCTTCAAAATATTACAAGATGAAATGTCTAATGATATAGATGTAAATGCTAAGAAATTAACTCCAGTGTTGGAAAGTAAATTTGATAACATGGTTACTAAGTTAGAGGGGTTAAGAGGTAATCAATGGTTACGACCTTATTTAGATAAGTTAGATACAGTAGCTACTAACATTTCATCTTACGGTGTGGAAAAAATAGGTGAAAAAATTGTATCTGATTATAAGAATGGTTTGTTAGGAAAAACTAGTAGTGAAAATATTACCAAGGCAATTGAAAAATTAACTAATTTAAATCAATGGTATAATGTTGATGTTAAAACTTCATTAGATGCCATTATTGGTGATGTGGCTGGTAAGAAATCTAATATTGCTAATCAACAGATACAAGTTTATTACGACAAAATAAAAGAAGGATTATCTCCAGCAGAAGCATGGAAACAAGCGGAAAGTTCAGTGGCTTCTATTGATATTCCTAATACTGATATAGTTAATATGCAACCTTTAGATGTGGCAAAAGAAACTGTTAGTTCTTTAGATAAGCCATCTCAATATGATATTACTAAATCACAAACTAATGTTCAGCAACCAGTAGTATCGTCACCTGAATATAAACCAGATTCTACTCCACAGGTTTCAACGCCAACTATTCAAAAGGGTGAATATATTCCTAATCCAGAATTATTATCTTTATTAAAACCAGAACAAATTGTTACTGAAGGTAATAAAAAATATTTAGCTTCTGGAGTTACTGCACCTTATCGTAAGATTACCGACCCCAAGGAATTAACTGCTTACAAAGAAGAACAATTAATAAGACCTAAGGGGAGTAATGATATTTACTTAAAATTATAAATATATGGCTACATTTACTTTTGTAAAACCGAGTGTTAAAAGTGGTGGTGGAGAAGGTTCAACTTCTTACACACTTTTGCAAAATAGAATAAATTATCTTAAAGAGATTTATTCTGATTTCAATGGCAATATTATTGATAAAAAATATTTTGAAGAAGTTGCTAATGAATATCAAAAAGCATTGAATGGTGGTGGTTATACAGTTAATCAACAACAGGATATTGCTAATAATTTATTGAAATCACAACGGGAATATCGTGGTTGGCAGGTAACAAATTCTAAAGTTTATAATCTAACTAAAGATACTTTACAATCTGAATTTGAAGATGAGTGGACTAATGTTTGGAAATCTAATATTAGAAATCTAGATAAAGATATGGTGAGTCAAGATATGTTAAATTCTATTGATGTTGCTAAGAGTGAATTACTAGGATTAAAACAAGTATTAGAAGAAGAAACTAATGATACTGATAAGATAGAACAAGTAAATGATTTATTAGAAAGTGTTAATGAGAGAGAAAGTTTTTGGCGAGGAGTGCAAACGAATCCTACTCGTTATGCTTTAGTTGCTGATTCTGATGCTAATGGTGTTTATAATTTACAAATGAAAGAAATAACAAATATACCTGATAAACATTTTAAATTAGATGGTGTTGATTATGGTGGTGTAAAAGTTTATGTAAATGATACTGGTGAAGAAGATGACAGTGGTAATAAAGTATTAAAATTTGGTAATGGTGTTTGGAAAGGTACTCCTAGCTCTGGTTTTATTTTTGATGCTGATGCTAGTGGTAGTGAAAGTTTTGATGCTAAATCAATTAAAAATACTCCGTTCTTAAGTTATGGTGAAGGTACTATTTTCAAAAAACCAGATGGAAGTTTTTATACCTTTGATGGTGATGGTAATTATTCTAATTATGTTAATGCTGATTTATTAAGAATGGATGGTTTTGACCCAGACCAAGCAATAACTTTAACAGAAGATGAAGCTGATAAAGTAAAAAGACAATTTAATGTTTCTCAAATTAGTAGTACTACTAATACCAGAACTAGACAAGCAGAGATACAGTCACAACTATCTAATGTTGCTGATACGGTTGCTAAAGAAGTTGGTCCTAAGTTTTCTGCTCAAGATTTAGGTTCTAGTTATATGCAAACATTAGATACATTAGCTGGTGGTGCTACTGGTTTAACAAAAGAAATGAAAGATATTGGTAAATGGTATGTTGATAAAGCAATTAAACCATTTACTGATTCTGTGAATCCTTTAAAGATTGAAGAAGGTGTTAATAAAACTTATGCTGGATTTGAAAAAGTTGGTGCTACTATGAGTAAGGGTATGGATTTTATAGGACAAAAAACTAAACAATTTTTTAAGGGAGTTTGGACTGGTACACAAAAATAATAATTTAAATTATGGGATTTTTACCTAAAGAATACTTTGAAGAAACCCAGCAATATAGACCAGCTACTAGTACAGTTACTGTTACTAAACCTAAATCTAAGACACAAAAGAATTTTGAAAAAGGTGTTGGTGGGGCTTTAAAGATTATAGATTTTATTGAAAAACCTTTTTATGCATTGATGGGGTTAGGTAAGGATATAGTTGGTGGTGAAGCTGGAGTACAACCAATCAAAGCAATGAAAGCTGGTATTGCTGACCGAGCTAGTTTTGGTGATGTATTAAGTGAAGCTGGTTGGCAACCACAAACTATGGTTGGTAAGATTGCTAAAGGTACAGTTTCTTTTGTTGGTGGTGTAGCTTTTGACCCAATCACTTATTTAACTTTTGGTGCTGGTAAAGGTATTCAAATGAGCGGTAAAGTATTATCTTCAGTTGGTACTAAAACATATTTACAAAATTTAAGTAAGGTTTCTGGTTTGTCATTTAAATCAATGAAAGATGTTGGTAAAGCTAGTTCTAAAATTACTACTGACATGTGGGATGAAGCAATGAAACTAACTAAAGAAATTGCTTTTAAAGACCCAGATACATATTTTAATAAAACTGCATTAAGATATTTTGGTAAAGAAATACCTTTAGCTACTGATGCTTTACGGGGTATTGGCAAAACTACTAGTAAAGCATTAGAACCATTGTTAAAAACTAGAATAGTAAAGGAAGCTAAATTTACTGGTAAAAGAGTAGAAACATCTTTAGGTGAAATGTTTTCTACTGGTTATGATATTCGTCATTCTACTAGATTAACCCCAGAACAAAAGATGTATGCTTTAGAAGCATTAGAAAAAAGTCGTGTTAAAAAAGCATGGCAAGAGTCAGAAAATATTAATGAAGCACGAAGAATATTTGCTAAAATGAATAGCAAGCAAAGGGACCAAACTGTATTTGAAGTAGAAAAGTTTTTAAAACTTGGTGTTAAATTTAATGAATATGACAAGGCAATAGTGGCTATTAAAAAGGAAGGTGAGGAATTAGCCAAGACCTTAAGATGGAGTGGATTAATAAAAGAAAATAAACCAATAAAACAATTATTAGAAGAGGGTGATTATGCCCGAGCGTATGCCACTGCTTTAGCATCTAAAAAGCGAGGGTTGGATGTAGTACAAGATACTTTAACTCAAATTAAAAAAAGAACAGCTGAATCTTTAAAGGGTAAAATTAAACAAGATAAAACTGATATAGTAGATACATTATTATTTGATAACAACTTAAATAAAGATTTATCTGCACAAAAGATATTAGATAATATTAAAGACCCAAAAGTTAAACAAGCGGTTATAGCGTTTAGAAAAAAGATGGAAGAAGTTTGGGAAAGTGAAATTATGGCTGGAGTCAGAAAAGTGTCAGACCCGATTGAAGATGGATATGTAAAGAGAGTTATGACTAGAGGTTCTAATCCTCAAGATTTTAATAATAATATTTTTGCCCAGCGTACATTTGATAGTCGTACCATTGAAGAAATTAAAAATTTATACAAAGAAAATAAAATAGATTATTTGTTTGAAACAGATGCCGCTAAGTTAATGGTGGCTAGAACTAATGAAAGTACAGTATTAAAGTTGAAAAAAGAATTAATTGATGGCTTAGAACAGAATGGTTTATTACAAAAGATGCCAACAAATTTAGATGAGATTAATCCTAATATGGTTGAATTTGATTTTATGCATACTAAATATGTTGGTTTCCCAGAGTTAATTAGAGAAATAGAATCTATTACGCCTAAGTTGGTAGATACTGGTATGAAAAACTTTTTATCTTTATATGATAATGTTTTAAATGCTTGGAAGTTATCAGTTACTTCTGTCTGGATGTCATTTCATACTCGTAATGCTATGTCTAATGTTTTCCTTGGTTGGTTAGCTGGTAATAAAAATCCTTTAACATATAAAGTGGCAACCAAAGTACAATGGTATGCTCATAATTTAAAATTAGGAAAAGAAGTTAAAGATGAATTAGTTAAAGTTGGTAATCGTACTTTTAGATTATCTGAAATATATAAATTAGGTGCTGAACATGGTGTTATTGGTACTGGTTGGTTAGGGGCTGATGTGATAGAACGATTAGCTATTTCTAAGAGTGACCCATCTTTTTGGTTAAGACAGCCACAACGATTAGGAACAGCTGTTGAAAATAATGCGAGAATAGCTTTATTTATAGATAGCTTGAGTAAGGGTGATGATATTGCTAGTGCTACTATGAAAGTTAAAAAGTTCTTATTTGATTATGGTGATTTAACTGAATTTGAAAAGAATGTTATGAAAAGAATAATTCCTTTTTATACTTGGTTAAGAAAGAATATTCCTTTACAAATGGAACAGTTATTAAAACAACCAGCTAAATATGCTGGTGTATGGCATGCTCAAGAAGGCATAGAAGATATGACACCAGCTAAAGAAGAATTATATTTACCGCCGTGGATGAAAGGTGGTGAAATGTATGTGCGGTTACCTAATAAATTTTATTGGAATCCAGATTTACCATTTCAAGATTTAGCTAGATTAGCTTTTAAAGATAGGGTTATTAGAGAAACTGTTTCTAGCATTAATCCTTTATTAAAAGGTTTGTTTGAAATTGCTTCTAATAAAGACATTTTTAGAGGTAAGCCATTAGCTGATGAAAGGTTACCTGACAGTAAGTTTTTAAGGGCTAAAATTAAGCAGGAATTAATTAATAATCTAAGATTTACTAATGTTTGGAAGAGAGCTACTGATGCTGATAGAACTACTTTAAGTAATTTTTTAGATGTTATTTTAGGTATTAACGCTACACCATTTGATGTTCAGAAGGGTAGAGAGAATTATTTAAAGGAATTAAAAGGTGAAAGAGAGGCATTAAGAAAGGAAGAAAGAGAGAAAAATAAGAAGAAATGGTATGAACAGTGAAGATTGGACAATGATAATTTTGACAATTCTAGGATTTTGTTATATAATATATTTGTTCTTTTACTAATTATTAACAATAAATTGTATGTCGCAAGACAAAGCGGACACACTTCCTGATAAAAAGGATGCCAACCAAAGCCCAGAAGGTGGCGTTTCAGGAAACACACCCGCAAAACAAGACGGTGGTGTTCCACAACCATCAAATCAGGGCAAGAGTGGAATTGAAGATTTAGTAATGACGGAATTAAAGAAGATTACTGGTCGTATTACTAAATTGGAACAATCTAAAAAGGGGAAATCGTCTGATTTACCAGACAAAAAGGCACAATTTACTTTTGATTATCCAGATGATGAGGAAACACAGCCAAGTCAGGAACTGGAACAACAAAAGGAGTTATTAAGGTTTGAGAGAGGCGTCACTCAAATTCTCCGTTCACGGAAATATGACACGCTTTTAAATAAAGATAAAACCTTGGATGATGTTTTAAACAGAAATCCGCTCTCTTTTGTAAATGACCCAGTTGATGCTGATGATGCTGTTAACCAAATTCAAAGTTACCTTGATGAGAGATTAAAGGAAACGCTTGGTAATCAAGAGTCCGAAGAACAAAAAGTTGCAGAGCCAGTTCCACCTGCACCAGAAAACATTCCTGCTAATTCTGATTCTAAAGGCGAACCGTCTAAAGAAAATAAGGATGACAGGAGAAGTTATACTGATGTAGTTGCAGATTCTCTTACTAAAGAGATTACTGGTAATAATGCTTTTTTGAAACTTCACCGTTAATTATTAATTTAAAATAACATGGGGTTAGCTACTGCTGTTGGTGCACCGTCCTTTAACCGAACAGCGAATACTTTTGTTATTGACCTATCTCGTCAATTATCAGAAGTTATTCGTCCAGACAACACTGCCTTTTTAGACAGAGTTGGTTCGGCAAGTATGGTTGCTATACAACGAGCCCATTATTGGGTAGGATAAACCTCTGCTCAATTAAAATTTAGCTATTTGCTGGAAGTTCCTAAAGTTTTCATTACTAATAATTGTAAAAATATGAAAAATATTATGGATAATCAGCAGGGAAGTCTTATTTCTTGGTTTGCTGGTATTATTGATGGAGAAGGTTGGATTGGTCTAAACAGGCGTTATGGTAAAAATAGAATTGGTTTTAGACCAGCTATGCAAATCTCTAATAGAGACATTAGGATTCTAAAAAGATGTGAAGAAATTGCTAAGAAATATTATAATCTTAATGCTTATTGGGGAAAACATATACCAGTCACACATAAAAACGGAACGCCACATATTTGGTTTGTGGGATTAAAGATTAAAAATTTATTAGTTGATATTTTACCGCTAATGATGTCTAAGTGTAATGAAGCTGAAATACTTATTGAATATATTAAGTATAAAGAACAAGCACAAAATGATTCTAAAAGACAAAGGTGGCAAAAAATAGATACTAGAATTTTATAAACAATTACGCCAAGTAAGAGAAATAAGACCCTTCAGAGACTACACGCTGAATATTCTCTAACATTTGAGATAAAGATATAGTCCACCTTATATAGAAATATATAGGATAATCCGAGAGGATAAACTAAACCCGTATGTTGCAGAAACTTTAGATACTGCTGACGGTGTACTAGATGCTTCAGACACTTCGTTGATTGTTGCATCTGGACACGGAAACAGATTTAAAGTTGGTACTATTTTCAAAGATAAAGCAAAAGGAAAAACAGAAGTTATGAGAGTAACTGATGTCAGTACTGATACTTATTGAAAGAGGACATGGTTCTACCTCTGGGGAAACCCATGGTAGTGGCACAACTGGATTTGATATTCAGATTATTGCTCACACCAAACAAGAAGGTTGGAAACCAACACAAGAAGATTGGACACAAGAAAGAACTTCTGTTTATAACTATTTACAAGTATTTGGCTTTGGTATCACCTTAGCTAGAGAAAGACAATTAGTTGACCAAACAGTTATTGCTTCTGAACTTGCTCATCAATCTGCATATCGTTTGAAAGAATTCGCCCGTATGTTGGATGGTTCTTTAATAAACGGTATTCGTTCTGCTTCATCTGGGTCTGATACTGATTATGGTTCAATGGGCGGTCTTATAGAGTTTGCTTCGCAAGCTACTGGTAATACCGATACTACTACTGAAAGTTTAACCGAGAATGTCGTCAATGAAATGTATGAGAGAATTTATGACGATGCTGGTGGTGTTGAAAGAGGTTTTATTTTAGTTGGTGGTGCTTTAAAGCGAGTTATCTCCACATTTGACCAAGCATATCGCCGAAGTGATTTTAATACTCGGATGGCTGGTTTTACAGTTGAAAAGTTCTTAACCGATTTAGGTGCTGAACTTGAAGTAATTGTTGACCCTTGGATGCCTGCTGATGTATTAGTCATGGGTGATTTAGCTAAGATTAAATGTGGTCCTTTACAAGGTGACGCTGTTGCCTTAGAGGAATTAGCAAAAACTGGTCGTGTACTAGAGTACATGGTAACTGGTTCTTATACTGCTGAATTTAGAAACGCTTTGGAAACATTATCTTATCACAATAACTTATCATAAAGTTATACGAGTTCTTTTGCCGTTTCTCTTGTTTAAAAGAAACGGCATAGTAAAGGTCGTTTATTATTTAGAAAGGTTTTTTTATGCCCGTACCAAGAATTAGAACTGCAAAATCTTATTTTCCTTATTGGGAAGAAAAAACTCCTACTGCTGAAGAATATAAATCCATTGTTTGTAACTTTGGTACAGTAAGTGCTTCTGATGATGTTTTATTGTTTAGAGCACCTGCTTCTATGGAAATTAAAGCAATTTATCTTTCTGTGGAAACTACTATTGCTACAAGTGATACAAATTATTGGTCAGTACAAGCTGTGTCTTATCAAAACTCTGATAGGTCACAATCACCTAATTTATTATCATCTGCTCAAACAACTAAAGTAACTGGTGGTACAGCTATTACAGCTAACACACCATGGGCTTTAAGCATTGACCAGAATACAAATTTAAATGCTGGTGATTTAATTGAATTACAATTAACTAAAGCATCTTCAGCTAGTAACTTAGTTGGTTTTACAGTTCAAATAGATTATATTCCATCAAGTGCTGGTGGAACTACTACTTCTACTTCAACTTCTACTACGACCACTACTACTACAACTACAACTACTTCAAGCTCTACTACATCTACATCTTCATCTACTACTGCTACTTAGTTGATAGTCATTTTCTGCCACTATTATATGGTGGCAGAGTAAGATTATTAAATAATAAATTATGAGAGCAAAATTGATTACTACCAGTACTCAAATTGCCGCCGAGGAAGCAAACATTGTTGGTTATCAGATTTTCCCAGATGGTTCAAATGCGGCTAACCTAGTACTTTACAATGAAGCTACTAGTGATGAAACTGCGGCTAAAAGAGTAGCTGGTTCAAGAGTTACTGCTACTGAAAGTGGTGGTGAAGATTTTTCGGGTGACCCATTATATTGTGAAGAAGGTGTCTATGCTAAATTAACTGGCACTAATGCCATTGCTTTTATCTATTTAAAATAGTTATCCACAACTTGACTTTTTAAATAGTTTATGTACAATTTAATTGTATGGAAAACTCTTTTAGTATTATCATTCCAGTTTATAATAGAGAAAATACGATTGGTAGGGCAATAAGGTCAGTACTCAATCAGTCATATCAGAACTGGGAGTTAATAATTGTTAATGATGGGTCAACAGATAATACACAGGCAGAAGTAAGTAAATATATGCGACAATATCCTAACATTAGGATGTTTGTTACACCCAATAATTACGGGCGGTTATCTGCTCGTAATTTTGGTATGAAAGTAGCTAGGAATGATTGGATTTGTTGGTTAGATAGTGATGATGAATATACCTCAAACTACCTAGAAGAATACAATAAGAACATAAACAAATATAACACATACGATATATTCAATTCTGGCATGTTAATTAAGAATTATGATAAGGAAAGAATGGAAGATGGTTATCGTATTATTAAACCATTTGCTTTAGCTGAAACTGATACTGGCATGGCTAGCTTTGGTAAAGGTAATATTGGCAGTGGTTCATTTGTTTTTAAAAAGAAGTTATTAGAAGATATTGGTTTTTTACCTGAAACCAATGTGCCTTATGGGGGTGAAAATTCTTTTCCAGCAATGTGGGTACAGAAAGACCCACAAATGAAAGAGATATGCCAACAGAATGAAGCTGGACATTGGCTAGCATTAGGTAATCCTTGGGGAGATGATTATAGTTTCTTTTGGAAGATGACTAGAAATCATAAATCTAAAATGATAAACGCCATACTTTATATTCAACATGTCAGAGCATGAAACCTATTGATATAATAATGACAACTTATAATAGATTGGCTTTAACTAAGCAATCATTATATTCAATTATTAGAAGAACTAAAACTCCTTATTGGTTAACCGTCATTGATAATTTTTCTACTGATGGAACTAGAGAATTTCTGCAAGTAGAAAAGTTAAACGGACATATTAACACTTTAGTATTAAACGAAAGCAACCTTGGTTTAGCAGTAGCTTTACAACAAGGGTACTTATTATCTGACTCTAGATACTTTGTTACAGTTGATAATGATTGTATAGCACCAGACCTTGACCCAGATTGGTTATCACAACTTGTTACTTTAATGGACAAGAATTTTGTTTATGGTGCAATTGCTTTAAGACCACAAGTTTTAATAGGTGTTGGACAGATATTTAAAACTGATAAAGAGATAGTTGACAACAATGTTGTGGGTGGTTCTTATCGCATAATGCGAAGAAAGGCAGTAGAAACAGTTGATGGTTGGACTGATAGATTTGAAAATGATGGGCGTGGTAAGGAAGAATGGGATATTTGTACTAAATTAAGAAATGCTGGTTATAAAGTAGGTTATACTAGAAACCTATGGACTTATCATCAATGGGGCTCTGATAAATGGGGTTATGATGAATTAGAGAATTATAAGATGGGCAGAGTGATGGAACATGCACCAAAAGATGTTGAGTATAATCATAAAACCTGTGAACCATTAATAAAATGTAATGAGTGAACGATATAGTGCTAATCCAAACATTTATGAGGCATCAGCTGATAAACCACATTGTACCAGATACTTTGTGGCTCGTGGCTTTTTGCGACCAGATGATGTTGTAGTTGATTGTGCTTGTGGCACTGGCTACGGCTCTCATATCTTATCTAAACACTGTCAAAAGGTTTTAGCTATTGATAGATTAGAAACATTTGAACAGAGATGGAAAGCTGACAATATTAGTTTTATGGTCAGTAATATAGAAGAGTTACCAGAATATCCATTTTGTGACACTTGGGTTACTTTAGAAACTATTGAACATTTAAAAGACCCAACTGCTTATATGGCTAAGGTTTGTCAGGCAACTAGGAAAACAATTATTGTTTCTTCACCTAACAAACCAACGGCTGGGTTAAATGAATTTCATCTAACTGATGTTTTACTAACTAACATACAACATATTATGAGTAAGTTTCCTGATTGGATACCTTATCATTCTTTGTTGCAAGGTGATTATTATATAATAATATATGTCAGACGAAATACAAAATTGGTGGAATAATATCATGAACAATGATAAAGAAGTAGCTAAGAACTACATTAGAAGTTACGGTGAAGGAGTAGATTTTCCTTCACGCATGGAACTTCTAAAACATATTTATGACGGTGAGAGTTTACTGGATGTTGGGTGTGGCTCTGGTTGTGAATATGAAAATATTAAAAAGCACAATAAAAAGATTAATTATAAAGGGGTTGATTATGCCTCTGTTTTTATTGATGCGTGTCAGGATTTATTTCCTGAAGTTGATTGGGAAGTACAAGATTCAGAAAGTTTAGCTGAAGAAGATAATAGCTATGATACTGTTCTTTTACGACACATGCTAGAGTGCTTACCTCATTATGAGGGTGCTATTAAAGAAGCATGGCGAGTGGCTAAAAAAAGAGTAGTAATAGTTTTTTGGATTCCACCACAAGACCAACCAGAGTTTATTGGTTACTGGCAAGAACCTAGACAAGCTAATAGATATAATAGAGAAAAGTTTTTTGAGTATATTCATACTTTTACTAATAAGATACATGTGCTAGAGAATGTAGGTAAATCTAATATGTTTATAGTAATGGAAAAAAATGCAAGTAGTAAAAATTTGTAAAGAGTGTCATAAGAAATTTATTGTTCCTAGTGGTCATCCTAAAACTGTTAGATGTAGTTTAGAATGTAGAAAAAAATATTATTCTAAGCATAAAAAATCTAGGAAAGAAATTTGGACTGCTTATAATAATAAAAAGGAAACTAAAAATAACAAAAGAGTTTGGCACGAACATAAATATTTTGATAATAATTGTACTTTATTAAAAACATCAATCTGTGAAAATTGTGGTACAAATAAAAGTTTAATTATACACCATAAAGATTGGAATAATGGTCGTCATGGATTGAAATTAAATAACAACAAGAATAATCTACAAATTCTTTGTAGGTCTTGTCATGTTAAAGTTCATCCTTCATGGTTAGCGAAGAGGAACATTTTGAAAGGAGGTGGTGCCAATGTCAAATAATACTCAACAAGTAATATTTGACCTTTGACTTGATGACCTATGGGATGTTAATCATCCAGAAATTTGGAATGCAAATGTTAGACACGATTTAATTTTTGAACTAAAAAAAGAAATACCACAATTGAAAGTAACTCTATTTGCACCTTTATTTTTATCACCGTATAAATTTCTAAGACAGTTTATAGATTTAGATTGGGTACAAGTTGGTGTACATGGTTTCTATCATACACCTAGAGAGTGTCAGATGTGGGGTGGTGGGCAAGTAGCTTATTGTTGTTCTTATGCTGAACCATTAGGATTTGCCAAAGTATTTAGACCACCACAATGGGCTTTCAATTATGATGCTATTGGTAATTTTAAAAAGGATGATTGGATATTTGCTGGGCATCATCAGCACAATGAATTAAAGACATACTCGGGGAGAGTATATTACGGCGATAGTATTTATTTATCTAATAATGTAATTAATACTTATGAAAGAGTACACGGTCATCTTACTGAAAATATCAATAACAGTATTGATGTTATCTATACTAGTATCATTGATAATTATCGGGATGCAGAGTTTAAATTCATAACTGAAGTTGTATGAAAATATATTTAGCGGACAATCCATGGCAAAAAACAACCAATCTAATGATGAAGTATTGGAAATTAGATGGACATGCAGTTATTACTGACCCATATTTTAATCCTGTTAAAGCTGAATGGGCTGATACAATTTGGATTGAATGGTGTGAAGGAACTGCTGTTGATGCTAGTAAAAGAAAAGGACATTTTGAAGGTGTCATCTCTGACCATAAACCAATTACTCAACAAGATTTTGATTGGACTGGTAAGAAGTTAATTAATCGGATGGTTGATATTGAAGCATACTATGGACACTTTCGGGCAGTTGATTGGAATAATGTAGATGTTCTAACTTATATTGCTAAGCATATCTTTGAAATGGTTGATGAAGAAAAGAACTTCTCTCAATATAAGAATTTACAAACTGTTCATATTCCATTAGGTATTGAAGTTGATGCTTGGAAATTTAAAGACAGAAAAGGTGATGGTAGAAATATAGCTTGGGTAAATCATTCTTGGACTGCCAAGAATTTACAATTAGCTATTATGGGTTTAAGAGAATTAATTAATTTAACCAAAGACAAAAGCTGGAAACTTTATATGGTTGGTACTTGGTCAAATGAACAATGGTTTAAACCATTCATTGAATATCAAATTAAATCTTTAGGATTACAAGATAATGTCACTATGCAAACTAGAGTTCCTAGTGTAGATGATTTCTTAGATGAGATGGATTTTATTCTTAATACTTCTATGAAAGAAGCATTTAGTTTAATAACAGCTGAAGCTATGGCAAAAGGTATTAAACCAATTATTTATGATTGGAAAGGTAGTAGGGATATTTATCCTGAAAAATATATCTACACAACTATAACTGAAATGATACAACTATTCTTAGGTGACTATCATTCAGAACAATATCGTGAAGATGTAAGAAAATATGATTTTGTTTCACAAATCTATCCACAAATTAAAAATATAATTAACTAAAAATATATGTCCAAAACATATTCTGGTGGAGATAAAATCTTCATCACAGGCGTATCTGGGTTTATAGCTTCAGAACTGGCAAAAGAAGCTGTATCCAGAGGTTACAAAGTAGCTGGTTTAGTTAGACAATCAACTCGTACTAATTCAGCTTTAGAGAGTTTAAAAGGTCTGATTTCAATTTATAATGGTGATTTAAGAGATTATTATGGCATTAGACAGATTATTAGGGACTTTAAACCTGATTATGTCTTTCATTTAGGTGCTATTACTCCAGTCAGTTATTCGTTTGAACATCCAACTGAAGTAACAGAAACTAATTATTTAGGTACAGTCAATCTAGTTGAAGCATTAAAGGCAGAAAACATTCCACTAAAAAGATTTATCTTTGCTTCATCTATGGAAGTATATGGTCATCAACCAGAGAACAGACCATTCACTGAAGATTTAGAACCACATCCAGCTTGTCCTTATGCTGTGGCTAAACTAGCTTGTGAGAAGTATTTACAATATTCACATTATGCTTATAACTTTCCTGCTATTGCTTTTAGACAAACTAATTGTTATGGCAGAAAAGAGAATGATTATTTTGTAGTGGAAGCTATTACAACACAAATGTTGAAAAATGACAAGGTTGTCAACCTTGGCAATCCTGAACCAGTTAGGAACTTTATTTATATTGATGACTTAGTAGAACTATATTTTAAGGCAATGGATGCTAAAAATATAGATGGTGAAGTATTTAATACTGGTCCTGATAATGGTGTTACTATTAAAGAGTTAGCTGAAAAGATTGCTAAGCATTTAAAATGGAATGGACAAATGAATTGGTTTACTAGAGAAGCTAGGGCTGGTGAGATATTCTATTTAAATTCAATAGCGGGCAAAGCCCAAAAGATGATTGGCTGGAAACCAACCATAGATTTAGACAAAGGTCTGAAAAATGTTATTGATATTTGGAAAAGAAAAATATGAAAGTTACTTATGTAGCTTGCACTTGGTGTAATAATATTAAAATTCCAGTAGCTTTGTTGATTTATAGGTTACCTTCTAAAGAATTTCCTGATGGTAGCTATGAAGGTAAGTGTAATAAATGTAGTGCTAAGTTTGAATATGAAGCAAATTACATAAAAACCTTAAGTAAATAGTACTTTGGTTGAAATTATGTTCAAAATATGGTATAGTATAGCCAAAGTTCATTTTAAAACAAACAAAAATGGAGAATACCATGCATAAACCAGATTATAAAAAAGTCGTTTTTATTAGCGACATACATGCCCCGTTTCAAGACGAGTCAGCTATAAGAGCTACTATATCATTTATTAAATATTGGAAACCAACAGAACTCATTTTTATGGGTGATGTAGTAGATTTCTATGCCATTTCCAGATTTATTAGAAATCCAGATAGAGCTAATAAGCTTCAAGAAGAGCTAGATGTAGCTCACACCATCCTCAAAAGGTTCTGCCTTGCCGCACCTAAGGCAAAAAAAACCTTCCTTAAAGGAAACCACGAATACCGACTGCAAAAGTATCTCTGGTCAAACGCACCAGAACTATCCAACTTACGCAGTTTAACTGTCCCAGAACAATTACACCTAAATGATTTAGGTATTGAATACATTGAAAATGGAAAAATCACTCGTAACGGAACAGTTATTAAACACGGAAATGTAGTCAGAAAATTTGCTGGTTATTCAGCAAAAGGGGAATTTGAAAACTGTGGCATATCAGGTGTATCAGCACACACTCATAGACTTGGACAATACTTTCACACCCACGAGGGTGGTATGTTCACTTGGATAGAGTGTGGTTGTCTGTGTGATATGAATGCAGAATATATGGAAGGAAAAGTTGCTAATTGGCAACACGGCTTTGGTATAGGGTTCTATAAGAACTCTGGTTCTACTCGTTTCAATGTTGGCTTAGTGCCAATAGCAAAAAAGAAAGCAATGTGGGGTGGTATGGAGTTCTATTAAAACAAAAAGAAAGGAGTGCGAGATGCACGAAAGATATATTCTGATGCCTTGTAGGTGTCAAATATGGAAAGATGCTAATCTCGCACTAAAATCTGTGTCTGAAATAGACAGAAGTAGCGAGATGGTATCTCTAAAAATTGAATGTCTGTATTGTCATAAAATCAGACGGATAAAAATGGGCATTGCCCACTTCTACGAACTCTTTTGGGTTCACGAAAGGGGGTCATAATGACTAAAGATTATGAGATGCTTTTTTTAGAAGCAAAAGAGAAACAGTACCTAGACTTGCTAGAGAATCAACGCTACTACGAAATATTTGAACTTCCGTTCTTAATCAAACAAATACTAAAACAAATCCGAGAGGTGCAAATTGAAAACAGAAAAGTGTCCGACTTGCGGACAAGAGATGTATGTGAGGACTGATAATACTCCAACAGAACACAGAGCTTGGCATATCTATGTCAAACTAAAAAAAAATAAAAACTATCCACCATATACTTCCTTCGTGCCATTTTAAATCAAAACCTGCTAAGCAATTCACTTTTGAATTGTGTAGAGCTTGTCACGATGAGCTAGAAGCAGAGATACACAAACTTGGTCCAGATAAACTTCACGAGATGCGTTACATCAAAGTTCTTATTAAGTTCATTCTGAACAAATCTAAAAATAGTGATGTAGTACATCTTGATGGTGTAATTGTAGGTATCCTACAAGAAGCTCGTGCCTATTTCAATAGGACATCAAACCAAATTAAAACATACAAATCAGACAACTGCTAAACAACCTCGTTCATTCAATTCACTTAAGGGGAAGATTAACTTCCCCCCCTTCTAGAAGAGAGTATATAAGTATAACTACGGTTATTATTCTTCTAGGGGAAAGTCCCTAGCGGAAGAATAACCATTGGCTAATTGCCCCGACTTGCCGTAAGGCGAGTTCGGTAAGTAGCTAAATATTAAAAACCAGAATGAAGAAAATATTTATTTATAACATAGAAATTTTTGATTCTCAAATACTTGTAGCGGTTGGGGTTACAGCTAAACAAGTAGATAAATGGTTAAAAAAGAATGGGTTAAAATCTATTAAAAATGTAATGAATAAAGAAATAACTAATAGATTTATTGAAGCGAGTAAAAATGATGGTTTTGTTCAATTTATTACTAATGGTGACATAACATTTTATATATTATGGCTGAAAGATTTTAAATGGGAAATGACATTATTAGATATTCTTAATCACGAAATAGTACATTTAAGACAATTTATGTTTGCTGATAAAAATATAGAAAATGAATTAGAGTTTGAAGCATATTTTCAAGAAAGTGTATTTAGAGAATTAAGAAAAAAATTAAATAAGTTTTGTAAGTAGCTAATATGAAATATAATAAAAAAGAAATAGAAAAGATAAAAAAAGGAATAGTAAAATTGTATGGAAAAGAATGGTTAAAGAAACTTGGTGAAGCTTTGTGTAAGTAGCTAATTTGCGACATTTTCAACTTAAATAATGTCGCACAAATATATGATTGATAAATATAAAGATTGGTTATTAGTTGCATTCTTTATTACAGTTTATTTTATCTTAATAGGTTGGTTTCAAAATTAGTATGTTTTAACAAAACATTAGTAGATATTTAAACAAATTGGTATATATGCAAACATTTAAACAAGTTAAAAAAGAATTTTTTAGACAAGGAAATAAACTAACAAGATTTTGGCGTTTTATGTTTGGTTTACTTTTATTTTTATTCCTCAATATATCTTTATCTTAATTAAAATATATGAAAATAAAACCCGACAAATTATACAGAGTAGAGTGGGTAGATATAGCAGGACATTCAAACGAATTATTAAAAAAACCTTACAATAAATTCTTAGCACCGAGTTGGACTATTGGTTATGTTAAACAGAGCCAAGACACAATCATAGTAATCTATGGTGGCAACGATACTGATAGTTGTTTTGACGCTATACCTAAAAAAGTAATAACTAACATAATTCCTTTATGACATTAAATAAAAAAGATTTAACTGATAAAGAATTAAGAGCTTTACTTCCTAGTGAAAAGTTTTTAAAAGAATATAAGTTTGAGAATGAGAGTGCTAAGGAAAGATTATTTATAAACTATGTTTATGCTTTGAGTAAGTATAATGATATATTGACTTATGGAAACATACCTGAAAGAAAATCATTATGGACTAAGATGGTTAAATGGGCAGTAAGAGAAATACTTTTAAATGAAAAGAAATGAAAATTAAATGGTTATGTAAAAATAGTTCCTGCCAAACTGAAGTAGAAACTAATGGCGAGATACCATCGTATTGTGAAGAATGTGGTGGGACTGAATTTGAATTAATTGAAGAATAAAATATATGGAAAAAATAAATACTTATTGCTTTCTCACTCTTAATAATGAAAAAGGGTTAGAGAGAGCATTGGAAACACTTTATCAACATACACCTGATAATTTTTATGTTTATGTGGTGTATCAAGGTAAGGATGACGAATTATATTCTCGTATCAAAGACAAGGTACATTTCTTTATCAGACCACAACGCAATCTTGGTTTTGCTAAAGGTATGAACACCATGATTAAATTAGCTACTACTGAATATGTAACCATTTGTAATGATGATGTAGAACTATTATATCCAACTTGGTGGGATGAAGTGATGGAAGTATTTAAGAGTGATGATACTTTGGCTGGTTTTAATCCTCACTCACCTTGTAATAAAAAAGCATCAGGTGATAGGTTTATTCAATACCCATATCAAAAAGAATATACTATGGATGACATTGCTAAGATGAAAGAAATCTTTAAAAGTGAAAGATTTTATATTGGTTGTTGTACATACTTCACTATCTTCAAAAGAGAATTTTTTAATGAAGTTGGTTTATTTGATGAATCCTTTGGACAAGGTAGTGGTGAAGATTATGATTTAATGATTCGGGCTGGTAGATTAAATAAGCGTATAGCTGGTGGTTCTCGGGTAATGGTGTGGCATTGGTGGGGAAATACTAAAGATAATATGCCAGTAGAAGAAGGTGGAATATCTAACTTTAATTTAATTAGAGCTGGTAATCAGAATCTAACTGCTAAATGGGGTCCGCATTGTGATGAAGTTCAAAGACAATTAAAAGATGGTAGAATGACAGAAGAAGAAGCTAAATCATTTAATGGCGGTTGGAGTGTCTCTGGTAAAGGTGGTTTATTAGAACCAAATAATCAACAAGATAGGAATTATAAAATAAAAGGTCAATGGTTTATTGAAACAAATTTATAAATATGCCTAGAGGAATATACAAAAGAAAACCTTTAAGTGCTACTACTACTGATGGCTCTACCAGTACCACAAATTTTGCAATTCGTATAGTAGGTTATGCTTTAACAGCAGAAGATCTATTATTCAATCCTTCTAATGATTATATTGTTCACATATAATTTATGGCTTTAACTGACAATGCAGTTGCATATTATAAATTAGAGAATACTAGTGACTCACACGCTAGTTATACTTTAACCAATAATGGAACAGTAGCTTTCAATGCTGCCAAAATAAATAATGGTGCTGATTTTGGTAATCCTAATTCTAGTAAGTATTTAAGTAGAGCTGATGTTTTAGGTCTTACCTTAACAAATGATGTCGGTGTTTCTTTTTGGTTATATCTACACGCTAATCCCGATGGTGTTGGTGGTCGTCCAGACAGATTTAGATTTTTTGGTTTTGCTGATGGTTATTATTTTGCTTTAGATTATTTTTTAGCTGGTGGTAATAATTATAATTTAGTAGTTTATGCTACTGGTGGTTCTATTACCAAAACGTCAATGAATCTTTCAACTGAAACTTGGTATCATATAGTTGTTAATTTAGTTAGTGGAACAAATAACACTAAAATTTATGTAAATAATTCAGAAGTAGTGCAAGGAACAAGGTCTAGTAATAATGATGGCTCATCTGGTGGATTTGCTATTGGTAGAAGACCTGATAGTTCAGCGGCATTATTTTATTTATCTGGTATAGTTGATGAATTTTATGTGAGGTCAGCAGGATTTACTACTGACGAAATCTCTACACTCTATAACAGTGGTGCTGGACTTCAATATCCTTTCACAACCACTACCTCATCCTCTACCACTTCTTCTACCACTACCACTAGTTCATCAACTTCTAGTAGTACTTCTACAACTACAACTACTAGTAGTTCTACTACCACTACAAGTAGTAGTACATCATCAAGTACAACTACCACTACAACAAGTAGTTCTACATCTAGTACAACTACTATTACTTTTGCTTGTACTCCAAGTTGGTTGAAACAATATGAAGCAGATGCACTTCCATCTACTAATTCTGGAATATGGAGTTATGTATTTAGTAATTTTGATACACAAGAAATAAGTCCTGCTGGTTATTTACATTTAGTAGATGATGGCAATGTTAGTCATTATTCCTTATATGAACAAAATAATGTATTTACTCAAGATAGTGATGCAATAGTTAAGTTTAAAATGAAAGTTGTATCTGCTGAAATCACTACTTCAAGAAGTTCACCAAGTATTAGTATTGATTTTAATAATGAGACAGATTGGATGTGGATGGGTTTTAGAGAAGACCAAGTGTGGTTATATGATTATCATACAAATACTGATGTTTCATACAGTATGGACACTACTGATGATTATCATATATATGATTTAGTATATAATAAATTAACTCTTAAAGTTGAACTATTAGTAGATGGAATAAAACGATTAGAATTAGATTTAACCAATGTTAATGACCCAGTAAATTATGTTGCTTTTCATACCAGAGCTTATAGTAATTTAGTTTGTGAAATATACTTAGATTATTTTTATACTGGATTATGTGCTGAAGCAACCACAACTACTTCATCTACTACATCTACTACAACAACAACTACCACTACCACTACAACTACTACAACAAGTAGTTCTACTACAAGTACTACAAGTACCACCACTTCTACCACAACAACTTCTAGTAGTACCACTTCCACTACTAGTACAACTACAAGTACAACTACTACTAGTTCTTCTACTTCTTCTAGTACTACCACTACAACAACAACTACCACTACATCCTCTAGTACTACAAGTTCTACTACAACTACTACAACAACTACTTCATCTAGTACTTCATCTTCAACAAGTAGTTCTACAAGTTCTACTACCACAACAACATCAAGTAGTACTAGTTCAACAACGAGTACATCCACTAGCACCACTACTACATCATCTAGTACTACAATAACTGGTACAACAACAAGTAGCACAACTAGTACTACTACTACAACAACTTCTTCTAGTACTACTTCTACTACTAGTACTACTACTACTTCAAGTTCCACAACTTCAACCACAACAACTACTTCAAGTAGTACCAGTAGTACAACAACCACTACTACTAGTAGTTCTACTTCGTCATCAACAACTACTACTAGTTCTAGTACATCTACAACTACTACTTCTAGTAGTACGAGTAGTAGTACTTCTAGTTCTACCACTACTACTTCTTCTAGTACTTCAAGTTCTACTTCTACCAGTACAACTACTACTTCTAGTTCCACATCAACAACAACAACTTCTTCTAGTACCTCAAGTACAACCAGTTCTAGTACCTCTAGTAGTACAACTATAACTAATGTACCTAGTGGTTTAATATTATCTGCTGAAGAAGAATATCCAAGGTCGGCTGAAGCATCAACTGATAATATAGTTTATGCTGAAAATAAAGAATACCCACAACTACCAGAACAGCAATATTGATTTATCTGTTGTTTTATGATATAATATAACCATTAATTAATAATCACATGACAGTAGCACAATTTATAGATATTCTAAGGAATTTTACCTTTGACCATGAAACATTATCCCAAGATAAATGGGCTGGTGATGGTGCAACCGTAGCTTTTAGGACATCAAATAGACCTATTATTGATAGTTCTTATGATGTTCATCTTTATACAGGTAGTTGGGTTTTGCAAACAGAAACTACTGATTACACCTTAAATAAAGATACTGGTATTTTAACCTTTGTTTCTGCCCCAGCCAGTGGTGCTGGTTCAGGTGCCTCTGATGGTAAGAACATCCGCTTAACTTATAAGTATGCCTTTTTGCGTGATGATGAATGGCTAGAAATTATTAACAATGTCATTAGAAAATGGCGTAAAAAGATTTGGTCACAAAGTGAAGACAGTACTACCTTTGATACAGTAGTCGGAACATCACAATATAATTTAGATAGTATTAGTACAGAGATTATTCATGTTATAGACATCTTTACTAAACAATCTGGTGATACTGATTGGCAAAAGATTACTACTAGTTATGACTGGACTTATCATCCTGAAACAAATAAAGTAGAAGTTAGACCAGCATTTAAAGTTAATAATTATGATTTAAGATTTTTATATTTAACTGGACCAGCTGAAGTTTCAACTACTGCTGATACTTTTACTATTGATACTGATTTTCATTCTGCTTTTGAGAAAGCATGTGTGGCTGAATACTTAAAACGCTTAGCTATTTATATGTTAAAAGATACTTCTGCTTTGTATAAGGAAATGTCTTTTCATCCTGCTAGTGAAATAATGCGACAAGCTAGAGAAATGGATAAGGATGCTGAAATAGAATTAGGTTTAGTTAAACCAAGATTTCCTCAACAAACTATGAGAATCTTAACTGAAGGAAGAAAATAATATGTCAACTAAAGGAACTAAATATCACATTGCTCTTGATGGGCAAGGTTATATTCTAGCTGGTACGCCAACTAGACCACAAAGAGTAATGACCCAGCAACCAGTATTCGGTACTAGGTTTGCTTCAGGTGATAGAGATTATTCTGACTTCTCTTTATTTTGGTTTCTCGCTCAAACTGATTGGACAGCTGGTGTTAAAGATGAAAAGAAATGGAAAGATGATGCTCACTATTATGCTTCAAGAAACATAGATGCTTATACAGATGGTGGTTCTATTCAATTATCTTACGCCGCAGTTGAAGAAAGCGGACAAGTAGATTATGTAACTGCTGGTACTTATGGTAGTGCCGAACGAACAACTGGAACTATTGCTAATCAGTATTTTGCTGGTGATTTTGGACAAGTTAAATTATGGTATAAAACAGCACCAACTGATGGTTGGACACAATTAGACCAATTAAATCTAGGTACATATTCTCGTAGTTACATTGCTCAAATTATTACTCATAAAAACAAAATTTGGTATTTATCACCTGCTAAATATGCTTATCCAAATAATAGTGTAAGTGAATTAGTTAATAGTTGGTATCAAGATGCACAAACTGACCATAGTGATGACATTAAAGCTACTTTAGTAGCCGCTGGTGAACCAGCAAATACACCTGTTAATTCCAGATGTGCTTGTGAAATAGGTGATACATTATATGTTGAATATGATAGACAAACGCCTACAAAACGCTGTGGTATAGTATATACTGATGATGCTGGAAGTAATTGGAATGTACTTCTTATTAATAATGGTAATAATTTTATAGCTGATATGATTGGTTATAATGGTAATCTATATTATTTAATGGATACTAATGGTGGAGAAGGTGGTGTAGAATTAAGATATTATGATTTAACTAGTGATATTGATACATTAATAAGAAAATTTCCTGCTGGTAAAATGCCTACTGCTTTTGTAGAAGGTAAATTTAGCACTACTGCATTGAAACCTATTGGTACTGGCGGTAGATTTATGTTTATTAATCCAAAAAATGGTAATCTAGTATTTGCTATACCTTTAACATTATCTAGCGAAAGTAATCATAAAGGAGAATTATGGGAATATAATGCTAGTACTGGTGCAATAGAACGCATTTGGTACACTAATAAAGAAAAAGAAATTAAATATTTATCTGGTTATATTGGTGATGGTGGCACATTATATCAAAATAAAATTTATTTTGGTAATCTTATTTATGATGGCGAATATTTTTACAATGATATTTTAGCTCATAATGATGTTAGTAATACGATTATGACTGGTTTGTTTAGTGATGATACTTATCTTTTTTATTGTGGAAGTATGTATAGTTATACTCAAAGAGTTAAAAGATTAGACATTGCTAACTACCGTAGTACTGAAGATGCTAATTGGATAATCTTAAATGAAATAGAAGAGGTATCAACCATTGATAAATTGGCTGATGAAATTACTATTGTCTTTGATAAGTTTGATGTAGGCGAAGAAATAAAAGTTTATTATTCTCTTGATGGTGGTACTACTTATACCTCATTAGGCAGAGCTTCTTATACTGTTGATGGTGCCACTGTATCATCTAAGACATTTAAGTTTCCACTTAATGTTATCTTTAAAAAGATGATGTTAAAGATTTATTTAAATAGTGATGGCAGTTCTACACCTAAACTACATGACATCTCTTTGAAATATCTACCATTACCTAACTATGATTTAACTTGGCAACTACAAGTCAAAGCTATTGATAACATGAAGTTGTTAGATAATGTTAGTAAAGAACCAAAACGAGGATTAGAACTAAGAAATGTTTTAAAGAATGCTTGGCTTAACAATAGAGTAATTCAATTTGAAGATATTGATTATGTTGAAACTAAAGTTAATGATGCTGGTGGTATTGCCCCAACTGACACTACTATTACTGTTGATAGTACTGCTGGGTTTCCCGAACAAGGTTCATTCCAAATTGATAATGAAATTATTAAATATACAGAGAAGAGTGATACTCAATTCCTAAATTGTACCAGAGGTTTTAGAGGTACCTTAGCTGATACTCATGTTGATAATCAAATAGTTTCTACTATTAAGAATGTTTTAATATATAAGTATGAAGAGAAAAGTCCTGTTACTAATGATAGTAAGAGTGACGATTATATAATTGATTTGCAATTGCTAGAAGTATCTAGCGGTAGTGATACAACTACATCTACGACCACTACATCTAGTTCCACCACCACAACCAGTAGTTCTACCACTACTACTTCTAGTAGCACAACCACTACTTCTTCTTCTTCTACTACCACAGCAACCTAATTATAAATATATGTCAGTAATGTTAAATAGAAATACACCTAAAAAAATCAATCCGTTCTTTGCCAAAATGTTGCAATCTGCAACTAAAATGGATATGTGGTTGCTTGTTGTCACTGTCCTTTACTTTCTGTTGAATATGATAAGACCATCTCTTATCCTCTATTCATCAATTTTATTTATTATTCTTGTTGGTTTTTACTTTGCTGATAAGAATGAACTTTTAATTATTAAAAATAGAAAAGTATGGAAGACAACGAAAAAAAACAAGATATAATGTTAGCAGAAATTCAAACTGATATTAAATATATCAAGGATTTTATTGCTCACGCTGATGAGAGATATGCTTCTAAAACATCAGAAAAGATTGTTTATGGTTTGGTTGGTACTATGTTAATAGGAATTGTTTCGGCTCTTCTTGCGAGCATAGTAAAGGCGGCGGATTATTTAATTACTAATTATGTTAGATAAAACATATATAGGCAACAAAGATATTAACTTTGGATTATTATTGGCTGACCAGAAGCCCACTGATTTTATCTTTGGTGGACAAACAGAAGTAAAAGGTGTTGACCTACAACCAGACGGACAATGGCTTAATTATCTGCCCGCAGTAGGTGAAGTACAACACTCTGTTTATTTTGATACCATGGCTTGTTTTCCATACGACACAGAAGTCTTAATGGAAGATTTAACAACCAAAAGAATATCTGAAATTAAAAAAGGTGATTATGTTATTACACATTTAGATAATAAAAAGAAAGTTACTAATATATATAGTAGAAGATATAAAGATATTATGTTTGAAATACATATAATAGGTTTAGATAACCCTATTATATGTACTCCAAATCACCCTATATTAACAAATCGTGGGTGGATAGTTGCACAAGAACTTACTGTAAATGACAGAGTTTTAGTACCATTACACGATAAAATTATAAAAGATAATACAATTAAAAATGTAGAAACTAATACTAATTTTCTATGGCTATTAGGATTATATTTAGCTGAAGGTTCTTTAGGTAAAGAAGCAACTCCTGATAATAATAATCCGAAATTAAAAGTAAATGGTACTGGTAATGGTAGAGGTAATATTAGTTTTTCATTACATCAAAAAGAAACTAATTTAGTTGAAAGAATAAGAAGAATTGGAAAAGAATTATTTGATACTAATTTTAATGTTTATAATAAATCAAATTCAAAAGGGATTGAAGTTAGAGGTTACAATGTAGCACTAAGAGATTTATTAAAAGAGCTAGGTGATGAATATTGTTATAATAAAAAACTAAATACTAGACTATTAACTTTAGAACCTAAATTACAACTAGAAATTGTCAAAGGTTGGTTAGCTGGTGATGGTAATTTAAATAAAGATGATAGAAGAATAATTGGAGTTTCTACATCTAAAGAACTTATTAGACAAATACATTTAATATTTTTAAGAAATAAAATTAAGTCGTCTATTTATACAAGAAAGGCTTATGGTAATCATAGAGAGGTTTATGAAATAAGAATTTGTGGAATAGAAATAAATAAATTGTATGATTGGGAAATAGAACCTAGAGATTCTAATCAAGAAAAAAGTAGAGCAATAGATTATTTTGAAAATGATTATTTGCATAGAAAAATAACTAAAATAAAAAAGGTTAAATCTTATGTAGAAAAAACTGTATATAATCTTGAGGTTGAAGATGATAATTCTTATATAGTAAATACAGTAGCAGTTCATAATTGTGTTACTTATAGTGCTACTAATGCTAATGAGATTTTAATTAAACGCCAATATGGTATTGATTATAATTTCTCTGACAGATTTATAGCTAAGATGTCAGGCACTACTACACAAGGTAACTATTTATATAAGGTAGCTGATAGTATTAGAAAAGATGGTTGGGTAGAAGAACAGGAATATCCATATCCTAGAGAACAAAGAGAACCTGCTTTTACTTGGAATGATTACTATCAAGACATCCCACAAATATTAAAAGATATAGCACTACTTAATTTAAAAGATACTCTTATCCAGTATGAACAATTAGGTAAAGATTTCTTTAAAGAAGCATTAAAACAAGCACCATTACAAGTAACAGTTCGTGCTTGGTATGATACCAATGGTGATTTAATTTATGAAAATTCTGACCCAACTAAAGTTAATCACGCCGTAGTATTAGTGGGTTATAAAGAAAATGATTACTGGTTAATCTATGATAGCTATCAAAACAACGGCAACTTTGTTAAGAAGTTAGAATGGAACTATGCCTTTGGTCAATCAGCATTTAAATATAATTTAACAACTAACTTTGATATAAACAATATGATATTCTACAAAGAAAAAGGTGATACTACTGGTGCTTTATATTACAAATCACCAGCTGATATTTATTACCCAATCAATTCAGGAGTTTCCTTCAATAAATTATTCGGTGATTTTTCCAATCACATAATAAAAGAAATAGACCATGTCCATCCTAAAGGAGAACGGCTTGGTCTGATGCTTTAATAATTAATTAAATAATATATGAAATTGGAGTACGGTATTATTGGCTTAATTGCCATCTGTATTATCGGTATCATTTATCTATTATCCATAGATAAAGATATCAGTGTATTATCTAGTTTAACTACTGCTCTTATCGGCTTCTTAGTTGGTAAGAAGTATGAAGTTATCTTAGGTGCTTTTAAAAAATAACTATTCCTCACTCTCTGCGGACTAGTAATAAAAAAGACCCCCGAGTTAGGGGTTCTTTTTATTAGTGTTGTATTGGTGGAATACCTTCCATAGTGTGCTTACCTATCCAACCTTCTTTTTCTTCTGGTACCATCTCTACTACATCACCACTCTTTACTACCGTATCGCCTTGTTCTGTATCTAGGTCGCCATTACTAGTAACTTCAGTTGGGTCAACTACCTTTGGTGCTTTAACTTTTTTTGGCATATTGTTTTAGTTAAGAATTAAATTGTTCAATATCTTTTTTAATTGTTTCTACTAATTCTTTAGGCACATACTCATCACCACGCCTACCATCTGGGTCTTGGACTCTAACCATCTCTTCTCGTGGCATTCTGCGAGCATAATCTTGTGCTTGTAGTTGGGCATCTCTAGTAGCTTGAGCATTTCTTTTTCTTTTTGTTTCTATATCTGTTTCCATTGAAGGTACATCTAATCTACTTTCTATTCTAGCATCTCTCTCACCCCATACTTTCATACACTTAGGACAACGGGCTGGTACTTCTTTAGTTGCCTTATTAATGTCCGTGTATTCTGACTCCATACTAAACTTAACTTTACAATCTAAACAATAAAATGGAAAATTAGTCATTGTTTTTTAGTTATTGCTAATAAATATCTGACAGCGTTTTTGGCAAAGATTTTGTTTTTCAGCAGGAACGCATAGTCAGCATATATAATTTTACCATATTTACAAAGTTTGAAAACCAGCGACCTTTCTTCTTTTGGTATTCTTAAATCTTTGCAAACCTCACTAGCAAAATCTTGCCACCTAGTTATCTTAGTTTCCTTTTTAACAATTGCTTTATTGGAAATGATACTATTTATCTTGTCCATAAAAGCCAGCAAAAGGGAACTCTTGTAGTTTGGCATTATGTTCTTTTGACATAGTGTTCCAAACAGGTGAAAAGATTTCAAATTCTGGTGCCTTTTCTTGTTCAGTAGGTGATAACTTACTTAACTTATCTTGATATCTTTGTCTGAATACTTGCCAAATCAATGGCACTTCTTTATTTTTTAAACCAGCTTCACTTATCTTTTCTTGCAGAAACTTAGCACAACCATTAATCATATTAAGATAACCGTGTGTTTCTAAATCTTGTTCTAGTTCATCTAATATATGTTTGATTTTATCACCTGCTTCACCCATAACTCTTAGCTGTTGTTGTTCAGCTGACATATTAGTAGGTGCACTATCCCCAATTTTTGGTAGATTTTTTGTTATTTTACCGAAATTTACCATAAGTTTGTTATTAATTATTTCGTTGCAAAAATGGCTACTTCAACGCATTATGCAATATTATGACCAATTTGTCAATTGGTTGACCTTTTTTAATTGTTAAATCTTTAAGTATTAGGTGTTCACTATCATCATCTGGAATAACACCAGCTTGTACTAGCCCATCATTATATAGTTTTAGAAATAGATTATCCCAGTCACGCCTGATGTTGCTTTTGAAGTATATTTCATAGCTAACAAACGCTTTCTTAAACAATGGTGGTTTAAATGACTTGACTTTACTAAGTATTTGTGCCTTAATAAGCCAATGCTTTTCATCAGCCAATGCTTTTCTTTTACCCCAATGCATACCAGCATATATCTGATTAATACTAGGAACTTTATCTATTATCTCTAGCTCTAGTTTATTCATTGTTGTTAATTAACGGCTTTAATAATGGGTCTGGATATTGTTTAAATAGTATCTTAGCATTCGGGATAACACAATGACCACCTATTTTACCCTCTGGGGGCGTTAAAATGTATCGTTTGTATTCAGGAAAGCCCAAATCTTCATAGGTTTTATTGTAATCATTATCATATTCTTTAACCCAAGTATAATGAAGTCCTAATTCTTCAGCTATTTTAGCAGTGTATCTAGCAAACTCAATGTTCAAACCATATAAAGTAGTGGAACGGAGTTTAAGAAATTCAGTATGTTCTGCTTTAGGTAAAGCAATTATCCCACTAACCACTGGTTCAAAAAATTGATAAGCAAAATCATCTTTATCACCACCAATAAATCTTGTTCCTTTCTTTAAATAGCCATCCAAGTTAGGATGTTTGCCTTCAACTGGTGAATGTATAGCTTGTAATTGACTACAAGTACCGACAGCCACCGAAGAAAAAACAATAGTATGTTCTGGTTGAAACTTGTTTTGATACTCTTTTACAATATTGACAAAGTTGTCATTATATGGTATAGCTACAAGCATTAACTGATAGTTACCATCAGCTAGATAACCTTTATCTGGGTCATGTATTTGAATAGCATACTGATGTTTTAACCATTGATAAACACCTACACCTACCTCACCAAAACCAACTAATACTATTGTTATCATAGGATATTTAGTCATATTAGTATTTCATTTCATGATTAGCAAACAATAATGGTTCTAAATGATTTTCCATTACTGCTTTCAGGTTTCTAGTTTTCCTGATGTAGTTAAAACCTGCAAGAACACGACTATGTTCCTGCACATAATTGATATACTGGGCAGTAGAGTACCAATAGTCACTTTCATTGCCATAGGTGGTGTTTGTATCGCCATCTAGACCATCCTGAATATTGATGTTTGAAGAGAATTTACGATACATGGGATAATCACCATAAATTGACCTAAAAGGCGGGAAATCAAAGTTTAAGATGCAGAAATTCTTCATAGCCATAGCTTCTTGGGCTACTAAGCTATAAGTTTCACTCTTTGACGGCAAAATAAAGGTATTAGATATGGACATTAAATCTCTAACTGTCTTGTGTGGCATTGATGCTATTAATCTACCTTCATATAATTCAGATGCAAACAATACATCATTCTCTAGTCCTAGATTTTTAGCCATATCTTTCATCTCATTGCGATAAGTCACCTTATCACCACCAGTAGAATGAAAGTCCATTACTACTGCACCAACTGATTTACCTGTCTTCTTAACAGCATGGGCAATCTTAACAATAAACTCTGCTTGTTTACCTCTATCTAATCTACATGGATATATCATCACCACATCTTTGCTTAATAAATCAAGTTTAGTGGTTATATCTCTGGAAAATTCATTGAAATCTTCCATAAAATCATGTGGATGCGGGACAACTTTAACCATATCTTCTTCTACTCCAAACCAACTGGCAACTCTAGGTACTTGATAGGTGTTGAACGCAATATACAACGAATTAGGAAATCTCTTCTTAACTACTTCCAGATAACTATCACCCGTGTAGCCCTTAAATGACTGGACAACTGCTGGTTGCATTGCACTATGCACCCAATGAAGGAACTTACACTTAATATCTGGATGTTCTTCTAATAAGGAACGAATAGCTACATTATGCTTTAAGGCGGCAGGTTGGTAAACCAAGTCATGTGTTAGCATAACATCAGCGTCTTGTAAGATAGGTAGTAATGCTTCTTTTAGTTTATCTAAATCAGGTTTCCAACTATCATCAATCTTTACCTCATTGAATACTGCTACATTAGGAATAGTAATACATTCTACCTTCTCATACTCATCAATTGGTTTAAAACCTTCAGCTACAATGATTTTTGGCTTATAACCTTTCAATAAAAGCATTTTTATTTGGTCTTGGACAACTCTATTCAGAGAATAAGCTGGGTCAGCATCTCTGAAAGTAGTAAAAATGTAAATGTTTTTCATAAGTTATTTTTCAAAACCTCTTAATTCTTGTTTAATTTTAACTCTTTTTTGTTTCTTATATTCTGATTGGTGCTTAGCTATTCTCGTTTTGTTCAGCTGGTACCATTCACTTCGGCGTTTCTTGCGATAAATCTTAAAACATTCTGGACTGCAAGTTAGTTTTTTATGTTTTATTTTTGTTATATCTTTACCGCAAGTTTGGCACACCAAGAATTGTTTTATTCGTGCCATAAAATAACAGGTTAATGTTAAAACGGTATCATATCTACATCAACTTCTTCATCTTCAATTGGTGCTGTTTCTACACCAGATTGCTTTTCAAAAATCTTTTCTTGTACCTTAGTAAGCGGTTCTGCTTTAGCAATCTCTGCTTTTTCTTCTTCAGTTAATGGTTTTTCTTTACTTGGCAATACCGTATAGACAACTTCTTTTGTACCTGCACCTTTAGCATTGATAACTAAATCATAAGGCATAGGAATTTCATCAAAACTATAATCTTCACTTTGTTGCATAGCTTCAATTGATTTGTAGATTGTGGTAGGCATAAAGAAGAGTTTTATTTTACTATCGGCTCTATCAATTACTCTAGATAACCATTTAAATTGCTTTTTACCTTTATAAAAACTTGAATGAGGAATAGGTTCACTGACTAAACGAATTTTGTTATCACCCTCTTTAGGTTTAAATGTTCCACCCCCACCTAAGTCGTATTCTTTTTCTGCTTTTTGGTAGCTTTCGCTAAAATTGAATTTACTCATATTTGTTTAGTTAATTATTATTTCTTTTTATCTTTTTGTTTTGGTTTGACGACCGATCTTTGAACTTCTACATTTATTTCTTTATCTACATATTCTAATCCTAAATGTTCATATAAAGCATTTAACTTTTCAGTTTCTTCTCTTTTAAACTTAATTAAATCAACACAAATATCACTTAAATCATTTAACCATTTAAGAATAATTTCTAACGAACCCTTAATATCTTTAATATCTTTTGTTATTTTGTTTATAAACATATTTTTTTACATTAATAATTCATAAATTAAATACATTGTAAGTAAACCTACAAAATATCCTATTAAATAATACATAAAGCATTTTTCTTCTTCCATATATTAATTATTAATTATTATTACCGACCTTTAAGTGAAAAAAGTGCTGTCATTTCATCAGGGGAAAGCTCACGAGTTATGACTTCTAGCTTATTTCCCCCATCAACTAGGGTTTGAACTTTGTGAATTGTAGATGGTGTTTGAAACATATTATTTTAATTATTTTTTTAATTTAATACCGTCAAACCATTCTCGTTGTTTTTTAAGGATTTTTTTATAATCTGTCTCTCTAAAATTACCATTATCATAAAGTGCTTTTACCCCTTTTAGTTTTAATATTTTTTCAAAATTATCCATATTATTTTTTATATTCAATTATTCTTAAATTAGGAAATCGCTTTTTAAGCTGTTCTATTCTGGGATTTTCTTTGGGTTCTTCCCAATAGCTCTCCCAAGTATAGTCAGATATTTTTTCAATTATTATTGTTTTCATAATAAAGTTTCTTTTACTGAATTAAGTCTAGCTTCGGCTATGGTTATGTATTCAGGTTCTAGCTCTATGCCGATATATTGATATTTATTTTGTTTAGCAGCTATTAGGGTTGAGCCACTACCAGCAAAAGGGTCTAAGACTATTCCACCTTTAGGAGTTACCATTTTGATTAAGTATTCCATAAGGGCGATAGGTTTTACTGTGGGGTGGTTGTTGGATTGTTTTGCTTTTATAGAACCATATTTACCACCAGCACTTGCTGTTTCTAACGAGCCATCATCTCTAAAATATGCAGTAAGTCCCCCTCCACCAGTTGTTTGTTTTTCTTCTATATCCCCACACCCCTTATTCCTCTCACTCTTACTTGCTTTGGCTTGGTAGATTATTGATTTACCTTTTTTAGTTAGTTTGTCCTGAACAAGTAATGAACCAACAAATGCTTCTATTGGTGACCAATCTATATCATCTTCATAAAGTTGCACTATTTCCTTCCATTTATCTTGTATTTCCTTACTGGTGTTGGCGACAAGATTTTCATATTCTTCGTCTGACCAATCAACCTTGTAAAAGAAACGAGAGGCGTTGCCTGAGTCGCCAAAGTTAGCCATACTCTGACATTTATTTACATCAAATCCACAAGTTTCAGCATTAAAAGAACTTCCATCTTGTGCTATTCCTTTTCTTGTTATTTCAGAATTATGTTTTGCTTTTCCACCACCACTATCAGGAAAACACTCTCTTACTTCTTCACTGTTGTCGTGAATTAGGTTGGCTGGGAAGCGACCAGATGGAACATTATCTCTTAAACTAACTGCTTTTAATTCTTTATTCATAGCCACTCCACCAAGTTCGGCAGACATACTTTGGTCTCTATCCCATTCTTTTTCAAAATGTTCTTTTTCACTATCAGCAACATCCACCCTACTCTCATCTATATTTATTCCACCTGTTCCATATTTAAGGACATTGAGTGCGATTGTTTTTTCTGCTAGAGGTTTTCGTGCCATACAGATAGGCTCGTGAGCAGGTTTAAGAGCAGTTCCTACTCCGAGTGTTCGTATCGCTTGTGTTCCGTATTGTTTGCAAAAAGCACAAGGTTGTTTATATTGTTGTTGCTCGGATTGTGGTCTTTGTGATGTACCACTTCCACTCTCTCTAATAATCTTCCCAAATGTTGAGCCATTACTAACCTGTGTTGCATTATGTAGCCGTCTTTCCTCGCCATTGGTAGGTATTCCTTTGGGCATCTTTGATAAATCACTCCCTGATAATTCCCGTGAGTTCTTTTCATCATTACCCCGCCCTTCCACGCTGGGTTGTCTTTCCCGTATTTTATCGGAAAGTTGCATACTTTTAGTGGGTGTGCTTTGTTCCGACAAGCCCGACTGCAAAACTTCCCCTTGTTCCTTTTGAGAGTTGATGGTCTGCGATAAATCAGCTTCTTGCATAAGTCGCATTTCGTATTCGGTTTCCGCTTCACCCAATGTTTGTTGTAATTGTATTCTTTTTTCATACACTTCCATATTACCACACTCACATTTCTTTTTCAACTGTTTCCAAACATTAAGAGATTTCGGGAAACCTGACCCATAACAAAATTCAATCATATCTCTCACTTCAAATCCTGCATCTTCAATAGCTACTGCCATTCTGTGATAAGTTCTTGTTCCTGAAAAAGCTAATAAGTGTCCACCGGGTTTTAGGACTCTCAAACACTCAGACCACATTAAAGGGTTGTTTGCTATACCTGTGTTGTCCCAACTCTTACCCATAAAACCTAATTCATAAGGTGGGTCGGTTACGATACTATCAACCGAGTTATCGTCTAGCGTCTTTAAGACATCTAGGCAGTCGCCTTGAAATACTTTGTTCATATTTTTTCTATGATTAGAGTTTTCATTTTTTTAATAAATTAATAGAATGATATGCTTCTTTAGCATGTATAATAGCATTAGCAATCAATTCTTGTTCTCTATCGTTCTTATAATTAACATCCATACCATGAAAAGCATAAGCATAAAAATCAGCCAATTCTTCTAGCATATTCTTTTTATTACAGACCTTTTTCTTTTTCTCTAAACTAAATACACCTAGAGTTTTATTATTATCTCGTATTCTTTTGTTGGCGTGTTCTTGAATAGTCATAAGAGTTTTTTAGTTAGATTTTTAATACTAAATTCAATTTCATAATCTATTTCAAATCCAGCTTCTTTCATATAATCTATTTCATCTAAAACTTCTCTAATAGTTTGTTCTCTTACTGCTTGTCTAATTTTTGCTATTATTTCTTTTTTGGTCATAAGAGTTTGTGTTAATAATCTACTTTAAGAGTGATTTAATGATAATTTTCCTTAAATATTTCCTCTGCTTTTTGTAAAACTGCTAATATCCCAGCTCTATAACCACGACCATAAGCTTCGTTTCTTTTCTCAATATAATTCCAATAAGTTGTTGCCTTAAACATATCGGTTCCTAGCCAATTATTTAACATCTTAAAAAATGCATCTACTTCTTTTTTGTTTATTTTCTTTTCTTTTTCCATATAGTTATTTTAATAATCATTTAATTAATCAATAGTAGCAGTATAAGATACTCCGTCTAGTTCTACTTTAACCTTTTTACCAGAGAAAGGTTTTAATGCATCAATACCTGTTATTTCCTTAAATACTTCAGCATCAAAGTTTGGAAGATTAAGAAATTTCTGACGATTTGTTTCATTTGTATTTTTCCAAAAATTAGCCCACGCCTCTTTCCAAGTAAAAGTTTTTAAGTATCCTTGTCTTACATAGAAATTAGGGTCAGCAACTTTTTCTTCATTCGTCATTTCTTTTTCTGGTATCCATTTATTTAGATAAAATTCGTTAAAATGTGGGTGGTCTATCTCATCCCAAGTTAAGTTTGTCGGTTTATTAAACATTCTAACCTTTCCTTCTTGTGAACAAAAAATACCACTTTCTCTATTAGTAGAGTTCCCGTAGCCTGAGTTCCCGT